CGCTTCTGGAAGAATCTACCGGTGGCGCATACTTCGCCTTCATCATCAGTGAAATCTGTTTCACCTTTTCAGGGTCAATCTCACCTTTCGTCCTTTTTCTTTGACGAGTGTAAAAATTTTCATCAAGAATATCTCCGTGACTGTCTTCCATAAACCCTTCGTGTTCAGACGAAGCTCTGAAATCTTTTATATTCAAAGTGAAGTCATCAGTCGTCGGTGGTGGTGGATGGTGCACGATGCAGTCTTCGTTACTGCACACCCGGCGCGCGGAGCAGTCATAGTTTTCCCAGTCTGCGTCTTGGCACGTCCAGTCTCCCTCCGTCGGTACCTTTGCGTTCGGTGGGATGTCCCGGAACTCCCCGCATGCCTCGCACTGAATGGACCGGCACACGTCCTTCGGGAGGTACGGGGCGATCTCGTCGTCGGACGGGGAAATTTTTATTTCCCCCGTGAAACGAACCGTGTCCGGGAACACATATTCAGCTTGTAACACTGTTAAATCACACCCGTCACGGATGCGTTGTACGATGATCTCATTCATGATGATTTTCTGTCTGGATTACAAAATTGATTTTCTTTAAGGGGTGGCCCGGGCAAGATGTTTCTTGATCAACGGATGGTGGACGATGACCTGTTTCGGGTCGTACATGCGCATGGCGGATTCGGCGCGGTGGTAATCTCCGTGCGCGTCGTGGCCGTGCTTTAACCACGCATCGAGGTAGGTGTTGATGGTGCCCGTGGCGTAGCCGCACTGTTGAAGCCAGAGCGCGCGAAGTATGTTGTCACGCGTGTTCAGGGACAGAACGAAATCGATGAATGGAATTTTTTGTTTGCGCGGGCCGTTAGCGTAGATTGGCTTATTGTATTGGAATTTGTGGTAGCACAGGAGAGCACGATACTTGTGGCCGTTCGGGTCGTCGTCGGAAAGTCGAAGGTTGTGAAGGGTTTTGAGTGTCACGCGCTTGGGCTTTTCGGCCACGCCGGCCTTGCGCACGATGGATTTGTACTGGCGGATGGTTGACGGTTTAAAGTTGTTGGCGAGAAGGTAGTTTTCAAAGGCGGCGATGTTAGCCATGACTTTGGAAAATAGAACTTACTCATTCAACGTGAAAAATGTTTATGTACATTAAGATGAAGGTCGCCCTGATAAAGAGCCCCAGTCCTAAGCACAAGTACAGAGTAGTGTTCACCGACGGCAAACACGTGGACTTCGGAGGTGCCGGGTACAGCGACTACACCCTGCACAGGAACCCGGCCAGGATGCGAGCCTACGTGAAGAGGCACGGCGGGGTGATCCCGAAGTTTGTGCAGCTGGAAAGAAATCCGTCGGAGATCCACCGCCTCATGGCGCGCGTGGACACGAGCACTAAAGAGAACTGGCAGATCAGTGGTGTCCGAACGGCCGGGTTCTGGAGCCGGTGGTTGTTGTGGAGCTACCCATCCATGGGCTTGGCCAAGAAGTTCATGACACACAGGTTCGGCATTCAGTTCCACGAGGCGCGTTCACAGAGGCGCCTGAATAGGTAAGGTGTGAGTTCTTTGAGTGAGCCGAACGCCACGTAGCGGTAGTTCACCTTTCCGAGTGGTCGCCCCATGCCCAAGAGTTGGGCCGTCACGTACCGAGCTTTGTCGAACTTGGACGCGTAACGAAGCGAACGCTCGTTGTGTGTGGCCACGATGGTGTGCACGTGCGGACACACTAGTGCGTACGCCAGCGCTTTGTTGTACTCGTGATCGACGTCGTGTTTGTTGTCGAACAACCCGTCTTGAGTGCGAAGGTATGCCCCGCGCACGAGCTTGGCCCCGAGCATCACCTTGTCTTTGTGTGCGTGTTCGATGTCCTCCAGGAGTTCGTCCATAGCCTTGCGCCTGTACATCTGGTACGTCTTGTACACGTGTGCCCGATCGGGGGTGTTGTGTGATGCCAAGATGTTGTAGGTGAGCTCTGGGTACACCACGTCCTCGGCGTCTATGCACACCTTGATCCCGTGAAGTTTCCCATGCCGCGCCAGGACGTCTATGCCTTCCATGGCCATGTCTGGACCACCGAAGCTAGATATCTTCAGAGCACACATCGATCCAGCGGGGAGGGTTCGCATGACGGCCCTGTTCATGTCTGCCACGGCCCCGGCATCGGACGCGTCGCAGTTTTCCCTGGCGTAGTCGACAATTATTTTCTCACCCCTGGATTGAAGTCTTGTGATGACTTTTGGAAGTTCTCTCGTTAAAGCAGCATACCGAAGCATTTGTTATTAGTAACCAATATTGTCATTGGCGTCCCCGAACTTGTTCCCGTACGAGCTCGTGTTCACTGGGAGATCGATCGGCAACGCCAGGCTGTCCACGTCTCGGACGTAGGTGAGGTACTGCGTGACCCCAGTCTTGATTTGCCCGAACGCGATCTTGATCACCTGCTCGTTCATGTCGCGCACTTGTTCGTTCACCCTGGAGTAGTGATCGGCGGCGTTGTTGATGAAGACGCTTCGCATGATCGCGAACAAGCTCGCCGGGTCTTGGTTATCGATGGCGATCCCCGTCTCCTTCCTGAACTTGATGCGGATCCCGCGCTGGAGGAGGTTCATGTTGAACTCTGAGAAAAACAAAGTGTTCAGAGGGGTCTCGCACTGCTTGATGGAACTGATGTCGATGACACGATCGCACATTTAATATAGCCCAACAAATTAAAATCTGTGGCTACTTCAAAGATGCAACCCATCATCCCCGCGGACTTCGAACCGAACACTCAGCCGATCATAGAGGCCCCAGCGTGCACCGCGCCCAAGTGCTTCGTCGGCTCCTATGCCCCGATCACCAAAGGTGGTCAGGACGGCCCATTCTTCGTGAACACCTACCTCCTTCAGCCGAATAGACAATTGGAGACGGTCGGCGCTGTCCCAGTGCGTGCCAAGGATTTTAAATGCAATTAAAAAATTCAATCGGTAATATAATAGTTCACAAACAAAAAATGAGAGTCATCAAAAGATCCGGTCATGTTGAAGAAATGCAATTCGACAAAGTCGTCAAACGTATCTCCAACTTGACAGATGGCCTCTCACCCACCGTCGACGCCACGAAGGTTGCCCAAAAAGTCTTCTCCTCCATGTATGACGAAATCAAGACCACCGAGATCGATACCCTGTCCGCGGAGACGTGTGTGGGGATGATCACCTCCGACCCTGACTACGAGACCTTGGCCACGAGGATCACGGCGTCGAACATCCAAAAGATCACCCCGGATGACTTCCTGGAAGCCATGAAAAAGCTCCACGAGGCTGGGGTGGTCACACAGGAGGTTGTCACCGTGGCCGAAGGAGTCAAAGATCACGTGGTCCCGTCTAGAGATTTTGATTTTCAATACTTCGGCCTGAAAACGTTGGAGAAAAGCTACCTTCAGCGGGTGAATGGTGAACTGGTGGAGACCCCGCAGTACATGTTCATGCGCGTGTCCATCGGGATCCACGGGAACGATTTCCCATCTGTCCTTGAGACGTACAACCACATGTCGAAGGGGAACTTCATCCACGCCACCCCGACCCTGTTCAACGCGGGCACGCCTCGGCCGCAGATGTCGAGTTGCTTCTTGGTGGCGAATAAGGAAGATTCGATCGACGGGATCTACGACACCGTGAAGCACTGCGCCCAGATCAGCAAGTGGGCCGGGGGGATTGGCCTGCACATCCACGACGTGCGAGCGAACAAGTCGCGCATCAAAGGTACCAACGGCACGTCCGATGGCATCATCCCGATGTTGAGAGTGTACAACTCCACGGCACGGTACGTGAACCAGGCTGGAAAAAGAAAAGGTTCCTTCGCGGTGTATCTCGAGCCGTGGCACGCGGATATCTTCGACTTCCTCGAGCTTCGTTTGAACCAAGGGGATGAGGAGGCTCGCTGCCGAGACTTGTTCACGGCCTTGTGGATCCCCGACCTCTTCATGAAGCGGGTGGAAGAGAATGGCACGTGGAGTTTGTTCTCCCCAGACACGGCAGAAGGGTTGTCCGACGTCTA